CCTTAATTTTTAATAAAGTAAATAACAGAAAGTGAGGTTTTGAGAATGGATTTAAGTAAATTAGGCTTGACAACAGAGCAGATTTCAAGCATAGAAACACATATTCAGGAAGTGACAGGAACTTTAAAAATTGAATATGAGAATAAATTAAAAGTTCTTAATGATGAACTTGCAAAGTATAAACCAGAAGATAAAACGGATGCAGAAAAAGCACTTGACGAGCGTATAAAGGCATTGGAGGACAGGGAAAAGGAAATTGCTGCAAAGGAAAGATTGCAGACAATCAAAGAATCGTTAAAAGCAAAAGGGATTTCTGAAGAATTAGCTTCCATCCTGAATATCGGTGATAATGTGGATGCAGACATTGAAAAAGTATCAAAAATTCTTTCTGGAATGAAAGTAAACGATTCTTATAATCCAAGTAACCATGCAGGAAACAAAGGAATCACTAAAGAAAAATTTCAGACTATGAACTATATGGAACGGAGCAAATTATATAGTGAGAATCCAGAACTATATAAAAGCTTGTCCGGGCAGATGTAAATTTTAAATGAAAGGAATGATTTTTATGGCGAATACAGTAAATAAAAATGTTATTGTACCAGAGGTATATTCACAGCTAGTAAGAGAGAAGATTTTAGGCAGGGTAAAGGTTGCACAGTTTGCCGAAAACTTAGGTAGTATTGTAAATAAGGAAGTAGGGGAAACAATTATTTTTCCTGTTTGGCAATATATCGGTGATGCTTCAGATATTGCGGTGGGTGCATCCATGACGGCTATTGAAATGAAACAGAAAAATTCTACTGCAACTATTAAAATGATTGCAGCACCAGCAGTAAAAGTATTCGATTATGACAATATAACAGCATTAGGACGTGCGATTGACGAAGCTGGACAGCAACAAGCTATTTCTATAGCAAGAAAGCTTGATACTGATTGCATTGGCGAAGCGGTGAAAACACCATTTAAAGCACAGTTAGCGACTAAAGATGTTATTACAGAAACGGAATTGTTAGATGCGCTTGCTATGTATGGAGATGATAGGGATGTTGTAGATTTTCATGCTGTTGTGTGTCATTCAGTTTTTGCAAAATCATTTTATTTGATGGATGGATTTATTAAATCAGATATTACGTATACAAAAACTGGAAACGGAATTGTAAGAAATGGTGTTATTGGTTCTTACATGGGTATTCCAGTTGTTTTATCAGACAGATGTTATGATACAGAGAATCAGGAAGGGTTTTTGATGTTTATAAAGAAAGGTTCTTTGGGGTATATGCCAAAAGAGAAGCCTTTTACAGAAACAGAAAGGATTGCAGCAGAGAGAAGCACTATTGTTTATGCTTCACAGGTTTATGCAGTTAAATTAATTGATGAGGCTGGTATTGTACTAGTTAAGAAAACAGTTGCGTGATATGCTTCCACTGTCTATGTTGCACATGTATGTGAGGACTTCTTCTAGTTCTGATAGAGGTTAAAAAGTTATCAAAAAGAAAAAATTTATGCCAATAAAGGGTAATGTGTCTTTTTGATATATTGCCCTATTTTTTGACTGAATCAGGAAGGGGGATTTTTAATGTTATCGGCAGATAAATTAAAGTTTTTGAGAATACACAGGAAATTAAAGCAGCGTCAAATTGCTGATTATGTGGGAGTTTCCCTTAGATATGTGAAAATGGTTGAAAATGGTAAAAGAACACTATCACAAGAAAAATATGATAAATGGATTGAGGGAATCTATAAAATAGTTCCTGATACTTATTGGAATCTGAAGAATAACAAAAAATTAAAGGAAAAACTGAAACTGGAAGGGAAAGGTGTAAAATAATATGAATAATAATGTAAATACAGTTTTAAAGAAAAATGAAAGAGATGCTATTGTTGTTTGGTGCTGCAAAGTGGCAAGGAAATTATTAAAAATGGGCTATACAATCATTGACATTAAACCAGCAAAGGAAAACAAGGAACGAACAGTGTTTGTGTTCCGAAATGAAAATAATATTGATGATGTGATACACAGGCTTTTGAGAGATGAAGGTATAATTTAAAATCAGTATCAAACAAAAATAGTGACAAAAAGGAGCAAAAACCATGAAAAAATATGTTGCAAATGAAGGTTATAGAAATCAGAAATATATTACTATAAAAAATAAGGCGGTATGTGATAATAAGGAAAATTTTTATATGCGTATTCAAATACAGGCTTTAACTAACGCAATGAAAAATCTTTCTTCTACTGGATTACAATTATTTTTATATTTCTCAAAAAATCAGGCTGGTTATAGTTTTTGGTTGAGTAAAGCCGATGTATTGGATAATACTGGTATAAAATCAGAAGCTACATATTTGAAAGCAGTTAAAGAATTGATTGACAAAGGATATTTAATTCAAGAGAACGAAGGAAGCAATAAGTATTTATTCTATGAAGTTCCAAGTAATGATATAGATGCGCACATTGAAGAACAAAAAGAAGATACAGGGGGAACAGAAAATAATGCTTATGCAGAGGAATCAAATGTTATAGAGAAGGAGAATGATATAAAAGAAAATCCAGTTATAAAAGAAGATACAGTAAATGCAGAAAAAAAATATAAACCAACAAAAGAAGATGAGATTTTTATTAAAGATAAAATTTCATTAATTAATGATGATTTATATAGTGTTGAAGAAGTGATAGAAGATTGTAAGCAATGTAAATATTCAAAGGAAAGAACAGAATATATATTGTTGGAAGTTCAAAGTAGATTGAAGAAAAGCGAAACAAAAATAGAACTTGTGGAAAATACAAATGTAGAACCAGAAGATACAGAACAAGAAGATGATTCTAATAGAAGTCAAGATATGGAATTGTTGATTGATAGTGTAATAAGTGATTTAGCAGATAAACAATATACGTTTGATAATACTCCAAATAAAAAGGAAAATGGTGATGAAAGTACCACTAAAAGTTAGTGGAACTTTATATTTTAATTGTATATAAAAAAACTACCACTAATATTTAGTGGAACTTCTAAAAAACTACCACTAAATATTATGGGTACTTTTTCAAAACATACACTAAATATTAGTGGTAGTTAGATGAAAGTACCACTAATATTTAGTGGAGAAAGATTACAATTATATACAATATAAAAATATAATATTAAGGAAGATAAAACAGACCGTTGCTAACGCAACATTTTATTTTTTAAATTTATAAGGGGGTGACACTATGGCAAGGAATACGAAAACAATCATACAAAGATTAGAAGAAATAACAACACCAGCAATTAGTAGATTCATTGTATATTACTATACGGATGAAGAAAAGCGTAAATCATGGGATGAGTTTAAAACTTGCCATGAACTGATTAGGAAACGAACATATAACGAGTGTGTGGAATGGCTTACAAGGCAGGACGCACAACAGGCGGTTCAAGAATATCACAAATATATGAAATTGCATGATTTATCAAAGTTGTATGAAGCAATGTATAAGAAAGCAATAAGTGGAGATACACAAGCTGCAAAATGGGTATTGGATTTTATGAATAATTCTGAATATCTTTCTGAATCAGCAGATGAAATAGATGAATTTTTAAAAGGTGTGAATATTCCAGCTTTAAAAGGTGGTGTTGCTAAATGATAAGTTTGGAATCGGCAAAGAAATTAAAATATCTTTTCATGGATGAAAACAAGATTGATTTTATACAGACTTTTATAAAGATAGCGGATAAATCAGGGAATATTGTTCCATTCATTTTGACACCAGAGCAAAAGGAATTTCTAACAAATATTGACAATAAAAATATTGTTTTGAAGTCCAGGCAATTAGGTCTTTCAGTTTGTGCTATAGCAGAATCTATTAGGGAATGTGTCACAAGAGAAAATTGTACTTGTGCATTGATAAGCCATACGCAAAGTAGTTGCAATGCTGTTTTCGATAAGCTAAAGCAACAATACAATTCACTTCCTGAATGGCTAAAGCCTAAAACGATACAGAATAACAGACAAGCATTAACTTTTGAAAACGGTTCTTCTATTGTCTGTTTAACCGCTGGAACAAAAGATTTACTTAGAGGTTCAACTATAACAGGGGTGTGCCATTTGTCGGAGATTGCTTTTTATACGGACATTGAAAGACAGTTAAAAAGTATATCGCAAGCTTGTAGTGAATCCAGTACATTAATATTAGAATCAACTGCAAATGGCTATAACGGTTTTTCAACTAAATATTTTGAATCAAAGAATGGTGATAATGATTTTAAGCCATTCTTTTTTAATTGGATAAACGGAAAAACACTATTCAAACCACAGTATGATATTGCTGTTAAAAAGTGGTTGTCAATACACAATGGGGAATTGCTTAAGTTAAATGAACTTGATGTTGAAGAACTGGAACTATATAATCTAGGGGCAAGTATTGAGCAACTTATCTGGAGGCGGTCTAAAATATCAGCAAACGGGATAGAAGCTTTCCATGTTGAATTTCCATCCAGTGATGAAGAATGTTTTCTTTCTACAGGTTCACAGGTTTATAATACAAAAAGAATCCAGAATTGCATAAATAGCCTATACTTAAAACCATTGACAGCAAGTAAATTAAAGCATATTCCAGCAAGCCTTATTAAGTGGGTTAAGAATGGTTCTTTAAAGCTTTATGAATTACCACAATTAAAAATACACTATTATGGCGGTGTGGATGTGTCGGAAGGCATAGGAAAAGATAGTTCTGCTTGTATTATTATGAATAAATCTGGTCAGGAAGCAGCAATGTTCAAAAATAACAGAATCAAACCATATGAATTTACAGATGTTTTAAATGATTTAGGAAAGCTATATAATAATGCACATTTAGTAATTGAAAAAGCATCTGGTGGTCATTCAGTTATAGAAAAGTTGCGATATGAACATAGGTATATGAATCTTGCAAAATATAAAACTTATGATGAATTTAATAAAATTCAGTGGAGAATTGGTTTTGATACTAACGGAAAAACAAAGGGAATAGCTGTTAATGATTCTGTTGAATGGTTCGATAAGGGATTAGTGCAAATACGTTCTAAAGAATTGTTGGAAGAAATGCAGACTTTTATTGTATATGATAATGGTGTAATGGGTGCTGTTACTGGTTGCCATGATGATTTAGTATCTGCCTTGTGGCTGTGCATTGCAGGAATAAAATTAGGTATCTGGTATTTATAGAAAGTGAGGTTATTTATTATGAATGAATTATTGAAAAGATATATAGAAAATGAATATGATTCTGCTGGTGACTGGTTCTTAGAGGAAATCAATAAGCCATACCATAAAGCAAGGATAGGCAGGGTAATAGAAAATAAATATTACCTGTCTGGCAAGCACAAAGTAATGGATAGAGAGGATGCAGTATTCAAAGGCAAGGTGCTGGTTGTGAGGAAAACCATTATCCAGTATGCAAAAACTATATTAAAATTTCATGCTACATATATGTTAGGAAACAGAATAACGTTAACAGGAGAACAGGGAGTAACAAATACATTCAATGAAATATATACAAATGGCGATTATGTTTCTGTTGATTATAGAATATTATATAACGTGTTAAAGTTCGGTGATGCTTATGAGTATGTATATCTTGATAAGGAAGATAACAAGATTAAATCAAAAGTATTTGATAGTGCCGATTCATACCCTGTTTATGATGATGAAGGAAACTATATCGCATTTATTGAGCATTGGACAGACGCATATAGCAATATAAGCTATTACAATGTATTTTATCCAGACAGGGTAGAGCATTACAATAATGAAGGCTACGAATTGAATCATATAGGAACAAGTATAAATATTAGCGGTTTACCGATTCACTACCATAATTTTAGTGATGAAAATACTTTTTTTGGTGAATCACTATTGAATGACATTAGACCATTGCTTGATGAACTGGAAGATATAATTTCAAAGTTAGGTGATGCAATCTATGTAAATAGCTTAAATCCGTTGAATATTTCTATAGGACAGCGTATTGATTCAAGTGTGCCAGCAGATGCAACAGGCTATGTGTTAAATCTGGAAGGTGGTGGCGATTTTAAAACGGTTAGTCCGACTATGGATTATAATAATATCAAATACTATATTGAATCATTGCGTACCATGATTAATGAAATAGCTTGCATCCCAGCGGTATTATCCAATAGTGAAGTATCTAATATATCAGAAATGAGCATGAAAATGTTGTTTCATTTAGCCTCTGTTATGGCAGATGATAATAAGATGTGGATGCAAACAGGCATGAAAAAGCGTTTCTTGCAATGGAAAGAATTGTTAAAGTTGCAAGGTGTATCATGTGATGGTGCAGATGATATTGATATTAGGTTTAATTTAAGCCAACCTATAGCAGATGAACAACTTGTAAGCAATTTGAAAGCATTGCAGGAGATGGGGGCTATATCTAAGCAAACAATTATGGAAAAGTCAGGCTATATTGATGATGCAGAAATTGAAAAGCAGAGAATTGATAACGAATTGAAAGAAATTGATAATAATGTTGGTTCGGGAGAAGCTTTAGATGTGGCAATTTAAGGCTTTTTTATTGTGCATTGGTTATATATTGAAATATCTGGTTTAGAACTGGATATAGGCTTGTAAAGGGCTTGTAGGGGCATAGGATTATATGGGATATAGATGTTTGGGTGAACGCTATATATAATTTGTTATGAAGCCAGCTATAAAATTACATTACCAGAAATATTATAGGACAGTATATTTGTACCTGAATGTTGATACTATATTTGTTTGAAACGATAAAAGTAAGCATATGTGTTCTATATATATGGGATGGTGCAGCTAAAGACAATAATACAGTATATTTGTTCTGTTTTTGGTGCTGGAATACTGGAAAACATTAAAAAGTGTCGTATAACTACATGAAGTTATACGTCATTTTTGGGGCTTAAATCTGGCTTTTTGAGGTTAAAACAGGGGGTAGGCGGTGAAATATGGGTGTATATGGATTCGTTGTATAAGTTGCACAAAGGACGGATAACAAAAATATAGTCAAATTGCACGAAAAATTTAGCAAATATTTGTATATATTGTATACCCCAAAAAAGTAAAATCTGGTATGGGAAATACCAAAAATAACCACAGGAAAAATTTAAGTTGAATTATGTAATACACTACAATGTAATTTAATATAACACATTTTAAGTATCAAAAATTAATTATTGATATTTTTTATAAATCAGAAAGAGAGGTATTTAATAATGACGGTTCTGGAACGCTTAAATATGGAACTTGCAAACAGACAATATTTATCTGAAGGACAATATAAGCAGTACCTTATAGAAAACAATTTGGATTATGAAGCCAGCTATAACAAAGACACAATGCAGAGGGATTTACTTTATACTGTTATAGATATTCTAAATGCGGTCTGCAATGATACCGACACAATGAAAAGTGTCACAACAGAATTTGAAACAATCGGTAGGGCATATGAATACTTGCAACAGCGGATTCAAGAAATCAGAAATAAGATTGCAAGCCTGCCAGATGAAATATCAGGGGAAGAATCAGGACAGTTTTCTTTAATGTATACGAACAGCAGAAAGAAATGATACAGGCTTACTCCAAACCTATGTAGAACAAAAAATAGATAAGGACTGTTTGTACAGTGTGCTTACCAGTCCTTACCTATAACCATTTATTATTGAATAGCATCAATTTCTTTTTCCCGTTCTTTTATATATTGCTTGATTGCCTTGTTGATAACATAGTTTACTGAAAGTTCATCTTGTTTAGCTAATTTTTCCAAAATTGCCTTATCATCTTTTTTAATTACTAATGAAATTCTTGTTTTTTTATCAGAGATTGCCATAGTTATCACCTCTTTATTGAAATATTCTTAAATTGTTATAGTTAAAGGTTATTAACACACATTATAGCATGATAATTTTTTGATGTAAAGGTTATGCAATCTTGACATCATTGGTATATTATGCTACAATAACATAAAAGTTACATAACCATTCTAGCACATTGATAACTGAATATCAAAAAAGGAAATACAACATGGTATAACTATAAATTAGAAAGGCGGTTATTTTATGACATTAGAACAAGGTTTTGAAAGGTATTTAAAGAAATGCCAGGTAAAGAATCTATCAGAAGCAAGTTTAAAAAATTATCGTATAAAAGTTGGTGATTTTATTGCTTTTGCCATGCCTAGTAAGGAAGTATCAGAAGTTAATAGTGAACTGGTGGATGATTATATTATACACCTTCAGAACAATGAATCATTGAATGATGTTTCCATCGTATCGCATATGAAATGCATAAAAGCTTTTTTAAATTTTTTAATGGATAATGGATTTATTGAAGAGTTTAAAATTGTCATGCCAAAAGCAGAAAAGAAAGAGATAGAACCATATTCAAAAGAAGATATTCTTGCCTTGCTTGCAGTACCAGCAGAAAACGCAAAGAAAAAAGAAATTATTGGATATACCTTTATCAATTTTTTGCTTGGAACTGGTGTAAGACTTGGAACGGCTATAAATGTAAAAATATCAGATATTGACTTTGAATCTGGTTTTATCCATCTGGACAAAACAAAAAGCAGAAAAGAGTATTCAGTGCCTTTAGCCGACAAGTTAGCAGAAATTCTTAAAAGTTATATTGACAAGTTTAACTTGACAGATAATAACTTTCTTTTCTCTAATCTGCAAGGCAAGAAAGCAAATGAAAGATGCTATCAACGTATTGTACAATGGTATAATACAAGTCGTGGTGTTAAGTGTACTAAATGCCATACATTCAGGCATACATTTGCAAAAGAATATATTTTAGCTGGCGGCGATGTTTTCCGCTTACAGAAAATCCTAGGACACGCTGACATAAAGACAACAAGCGGTTACATCAATATGTTTTCACAGGACTTAAAAAGGGATTTTGACAAATTTAATGTGCTTGATATGGCAATGGTATAAAGAAAATGCAACGTAAAATGAATTTACAGGGGTATGTATGGATTGCAATTTTTCAAAAGGTTATAAATGTATGGGAGATTAAGAAAAAAAAGGTTATATAAAATCATGCTGTTAGTAGTAGAAAAAACATATTTTAAAGCTATTGTAATAAAGATTGGCTTATTTTTCAGTGAAATAGTAGATGAAAGGCATTTTAGCACAGAGAAAGAAGCAGAAGAATTTAAGATACTGACAGAAATTTATTTTGATAATTTGAAATGCGTTATCTGTAAAATGTGAAAAAAGAGGTGTACATAATTGAAACAATATTTAGTAAATAATCTAAAAGAAAGTATAGGTAATTTTACATTAGAATGTAGAGAACATGAAGAATGGAAAATGCAACAGTTTAAATGTGCTATGTTTAATCTGCTGAAGAATCCAGTGGAGCGAACAGAAAAAGAAATGATTCTTCATGTATCAGTAGGGCATAAGGTTAAAAATGGATTTTTAAGTTATTTATCATGCACTTGTTATGTTCCGTTTCTGGTAGTGGGGAGTTATAATAATGCTGAAACATTTACTATAAAAGATGGTTATAATACGTTATTTTCTTTGAATCTATCAAGAATCAAGAATTTAAGTGTCAAAGCGGAAAAAAATAATACTGAAAATTACCCTTTTACAAGGTATAGTATCAATTTTAACTATCATGGTGGTTTAGATTATGACATAAATCTTGTGGTTCATGAAAAAAAATGTTGCAAACAGACGCAAGATAGTGTAAAATGAAAAGCGGTTGTATAGTTTTACCTACACAACCACAATTTAAAAACTGAATATCAAAAAAGCAGATGGTGAAGCGGTGTTACCAGCACCTATTCACTAGGGAAGTACAAGTTCCGAAGCTTTTATCACAAGTCTGCTTTTGATTCTTAAGTGATTGTATCACATAATCACAAAGAAATCAAGAGGATATTTCTAGCAAAAGGAATTTTTATAAGCTGGAATAGGACAAACATAGATTCAAGCACTATAGGAAAGTTGTATTTCCCTATGGTGCTTTTTTGATGTTCGGAGAATAAAATTTCATATCGTGGGTGGGAATGAGAGGACACCACTTTAAAAACGTGAATGTGTAACGAGCAGATATATAAAATTCGTTCGGTCTATTCCATGCGTTCATCATGAAATAGTGACGTAAGGGGTTGAAGTGCATCTTATAACCTCAATAAGCCTAAAATACATAGTGCAGCAAGCCAACGTGGGAACAGTTATTGCAGCGGTATCATGGTTAAGAAAGATGTGGGGGCAAAGGGTAGGCATACCCGAAGCATGGCGCACAGGGTTAAACTTGTGTTGCGGAATATGGTAAACGCTGGAAACAGTGTGTAATGAGGGCATGAGGGCGATACAGACGGTGTATCTTGTGGGACTAGCAATCCTGACCAGACCATTATTAAAGCCATAAGGGAAGTAATAATTCCTTGCTAATGAATTGCGAATGTAATGACTAATACGGAAACCTCAACGGGGCTGTTACAGAGCATAGTTTTCTTATTCTTTTGTGATAGGGAAACTATGCTCATTTTCCTAAGCCGTTTCCTAACAAGGCTGTTAGCAGGTTTTTGGGTAGTTGTCAATAAGCGTTTGTGTTGTGAATAACTATGTGGATACATTGTGTATAAATTGTGGATAGTATAGAATGATGTTGTGGATTGACAAATATGGAATGGTGTTGTAAGATATGTGTGACAGGTGTGTATATAAAATATATGTATGTTTAATGAGTAAGAGTGTGAGAATGTGAGGTGACTGGTGAATGGTAATAGCGGTAGTGAACCAAAAAGGTGGTGTAGCAAAAACAACTAGTGTATTTAATATAGGGGTGGAGTTAGCAAGGAGAGGAAATAAAGTCCTGATGATAGATTTTGATGCACAGGCAAGTTTAACGATATGTGCCAATTTAGAACCATATGAGCAGGGAAAGAATATAATATCTGTTATTCGGGATGGGGTTAGTATTAGGGAATGTATTGTATCGTTAAGGGATAAATTGGACATGGTAACAAGTGATATAGGGTTAGCAGCACAGGAGATGGCATTAGTTGTTAGAACTATGCGTGAACTGGTGTTACATAAAGCTTTAGATAGCGTGAAAGCTGATTATGATTATATTTTGATTGATTGCCCACCACAGCTTAGTATTTTGACTATAAATGCCCTTTCTGCTTGTGATAGGGTTATTATACCATGTAAAACAGATTATTTATCCTATAGGGGATTAGAGCAGTTACAAGGTACTATAGATGTTGTCAAGAATGAGGTTAATAGTAAGCTGGGAGTGTTAGGAATTATTGCAACACTCTATGAACAAAGGGTGAAAGATGATAAAGATGTGTTAGAGTTCTTGAAAAATAAAGGTGAGGTTATTGCTGTTGTAAAAAAGCTTGCTATTGCTAAAAAGGGAATTTATAGTGGTATTGCTGTTGTGGAGCAGGATTCAAATAATGATATTTCAATAGCATACAAAAAAGTTTGTGATAGGATAGAAGAGGAGTGTATAAATTATGGCAAATAAACAAATTGGGATAAAAGAAAAAGAACAGATTAGAAGGAGTGTGGTATCTGAAATGATAAGCCCCGAAGTGTCAACTGTACAGGCACAAGAGCAGGATGAACAACAGGAACAAACTGTTACTGAAGAAGCCGAAACAATAGAATCATTGAAAAAGCAGCTTGAAGAAGCAAAGGCAGCATTAAAAATACAATCAACCAGAAAGACACGCACTAAAGATACAAGGGTGAATTTATTAATGTATAAAGATGTTTATGAAGCCCTGAAAGAAAAATGTAAAAAGTTAGATGTATCTGTTAATGATTGTATGAATCAGTTAGCGGAAAAATGGATTAATGAATAATGTGTAAATATA